TTATCTGATTGCTATAAGAACATACTGACACGATGAGTTATTCAGATCGTACCTTAACTCTCCTGTTGTAGTCTGTCTTATTATTACTCTGCTGCCTGAGAGTTCAACTCCTCCGCTGCCGCCGGCTTCCTTTGCTGATACTGCATAATACACCTTATTTACTCCATCGGTATAATGTGCAGGCGGTTTATCTGCTGCATAGTAGATCACCACAGACGGTGCAAATGATAGCGTTATCTCTCTTACATCTTCATCTGTACCCTGTAACACTCTTATTGCGTATGTATCACGCAGCTTTGATCTGTCATTTTCTGTAAGATGTACAAGATCGTTTTCAACATGTTCTCCTACCGCACTGTCAATAATCGCATTGTCACGGTTAAAGTCTGATCTTACCGGTCTGTCTATGTTTGCCCAAAAGTTTAGCTGTAATTTTTCTGTCTTAAATGATGACGGCATTATTATTCCTCCCAATTATATCGTTCAAATTCCTGCCACGTCATGTTCATGTCATCTATTCTTCCAAAAATCAGCCCCAATGCGTCAAGTCCGTCAAAATCTATTGTACGGAAGTCCACTGTAAATGTCAGATGATATGGCATGAATTTTTTTGCTCTTTCTATAATATTATCCTGCTGCGCACGACTTAACGTATGATCATGAGAGTATATATACACATCATAAACAATCGGGTTTTCGATAATATCACATTCAAGACCGACACTCCTGAAAAAATGATGTATTCCCTCTACTGTATTATCGTTTGTCGAAAGCGTAAGCATATTGTTTATCATATTACGCCGTTTTTCTATCTCAAGATCATCTCTTACTTTTCCGAACAACTTTTCATAGAACTCAAGTCCTCTGTTTTGTGCTGTTGTAGATATACATTCCCTAAGTATTTCGTCAGCACATTCTCTGATCACATCAAGAGCTGCGGCATAGCTTTCCATTTCTTTATATACAAGCCTGCCGTTATCAAGTTTATAGTTCTTTATTGGAAATGTCATTTTTATCATTTCGCTAAGAGTTCCCATATAACCTCCTGTCAGACACGTTCTGTTATAGAAACGGTTCCCTGCCATGCTATACAATCGTCATCTATTACGGTATCACTGCTTCGTATCGTTGAAAATGTATAATTATCAACACCCTCAACGTGTTGTATATACTCTCCCACTTCGGATAGATAGAAGTTTTCTCCCGCACCTATAAGCGAAAAATACTCCTCTATCGCTTCTCTAATATTTTCTTCGACCTCTGCAAAATCATAACCGCTTTTTACCGATACCGAAACATATATATTTATCGGTACTCGCACAAGAGTACCTACCTCTATATCTACATTTATTTCTCTCAAACTTTCAAGATGTGTTTTTACACTGCTTTTGAGTTCCTCTGACGGATCTCCGTTATCACTCATTATATATACATCAAGAGTTCCTGCGCCTCTCACTCCTGCAACAACACCTGCCGCACGTACTCCCTCAACTTCAAGCGTACTCTGAATATAAAAAGCTTTATTTGTACCGTTTGGAATATTGACAAAACTGTTTAAAACTCTGCGTCTTAACTGTTCGTCGCTTTCCTCATCAGTGCCGTCTGACATCTTATACTCATTTACTACCCTTAATAGTGAATGTACAGGCGTTACAATAACCGTTATCGTATCCGGCGCAACATTACCGTCACTTCCCTCGTTTATAGCCTCTGCAATACTCGGCGCTGAAAGCCTTCCCGATGAAATTGTTACCTCGCTTTTCGTAACAAACCTCTGAGGATCATCTCCTCTTGTTGACAATACTGTTCCTTCGGGAATTGTAACATCATAATCAAGCGGTATATCAAGGCAAAACATTACTTCTCCCTGTGCTTTTGTACCGCTTCTTCGTGTTAGTCCTCTCTGCTGTGCGTGTCTGTCAAGGTATTCACCCTCTGCCGTATCGGGGAACATCTGTCGTTTCACGTATTCATACTCCGACTGCAGAGAAAACACCTCTCCCGCAAGAACTTTCATTCGTATGCCTATATCAGAAGCACTGTCGGGTGATGTTCCTGTTCTCTCCTCATACTTGTCGGTCATTCTGCGGAGTATCTGTTCATAAGTTTCCATTTATCGTTACCTCCGTATTTCTACTCTCGCCGCCATAGTAAACCTCAACTGTAAGAGTAATATTGTTTTCATTTCTCTCTGCCGTTACTTTCCCGACAGATATACTTTTTTGGTCCGATACTGCGTCTGTTACAAAAAGGCGGGGATCTGCGGTTTCCTGCGAAAAAAGATATTCATAGTCCGCACCAAGCTGTCTGTCATACGCAAAGGTTCCCCTCTTTGTAAGCAGACAAAACCTCACCCTTTGACAAGCCTCTTTCAGCGAATGTATGCTTATCGGACTACCCACTGTATTCTGATAGAAATCTCCGTCCATTACTAATGTATCCACATCATTCGCCCTCACTTTCAGTAAATTCCCTGCCGTTTATGAGAACTTTGCCGTCATTTTTTAATATTATGCTTGCTCCTCCCGAAGAGTAAAGCCCTATCTCCCCTTCGCTCAGTTCAAACGGCGGAGTTTTGCACACGCCAATCATATAATTTGAATTGCCTATCTGAAGCGATACTGCTTTTTCACCTTTTTGGGGAACATAAGCTATTCCGTAAGGTGTGACAGTTTCTCCACTAATCGTGTCGGATGAAACCACCGAAGCTGTTAGCTTATCGAAAGTCGTTGAAATAGTTTTAGGTATCCACATTTATTCATCACCTCTTGAAGTAAGCTTTATCGAAGTACGCTCACCTTTGTTGTCGAAGATATATTTTATCTTTTCGATGTACAAAACTCTGTTTTCGCACCAAGGTGCATTTACCGATGCAGGACTGCCAATCGTATTTAGCATACATTTCGGACATTCAAGCTGTATGGTAAAACTTTTTCTGTTTGACGCTTTTATTATCCTGTCTGCGTCGCTTGCCGATCCTGTGGAACTTTCCATAAGGTTTAAACATCGTATCCGCATGATTTCTGTACCCTCACATTCGGGATTTTTTACACTCATACAAAATCCGTTTGCATCATAAACCATTATTTCTGAAATTTTTGTATATCTGTTGTCAGATACTATTATTTTGTCAAACGGTACTCCACTGCGATTATCAAAAAATACGGGTGAGCAACTTGAAAATACATCTGAAATTATTGTTCCCGTATGATCTATACGCATTGTCGTTGAGAGAAACTCTCTGCAAAACCTCTGTATCACCTTATAATGCGAACTACCTTTTTTAACAGAAAATGTACCGCTTCTTTCCTTTCGGGTACAGACTTCTTTTTTTGTTATTCCAAAAGGCTGTGCATGTTCTCTTATTATTACATCAAAAGACGGATCGTTATATGTAACCGTACTGCTTTCACTGTCTGTCAGCAATGAGGCAAGACTTCGTGCATAGATAGTGATCTCTGACTTTCTGCTGTCTGATTTCAGTATAGTTTCATCTACAATTCCCGAAAAAATAACTTCATTTGTTTGCACCGCAGCTTTTATATCATAAACAATGTCGTTTAAAACGTATATCCTGTTAATATAAGGAAAATCTTCTCTGTATGCAAATACAGCCGTGAGACTATCGCACGGTACATCTGCTTCCTGCTCTATGACTATACTCAGCGGAGTATCAAGAAAAAAGTAATCGTCGTTTATTTCTCCTGCAAACCTCATCTGACACGCACCCTCTTTCCATCCGGAATATTAAGTATGTTTCTTATATCCGTATTGAGCTTAATCAAAGTTTCTATCGGCACATCACATCTGTATGAAATATCCCATAGTGTTTCGTTATGAAGACTTACGGTGTAGTTATCCTGTGTTATTTCGCTTGCTTTTCGTTGAGTGCCTGTGCAAAACTCAAACTCAATAACAATAAGTTTTTCACGGGTATTTGCCTTTGCAGAAAGCTTCGTAAGCACTGCTGTATATACTCCCATTTCGGGAATACATAATTTCTGAGCAACATTCTTTTTCTGCACTCTGAGAAGCTCTGCATACATCTCAAAACATTCCTCACCATACAGCTCTCCTGTTCCTTTTATTATAACCGTATTATCACGAATACTCTGCATTATAGGCAATGATCCTATCGGAGTGTATTCATTTACAGTCTTGCTCTTAACAACTGCAAGCTCCTTCGGGTTATGCCTAAACGTTATTCCTCCAAATCTCATCAAAGGATATGACATTACTCCTCCTCACTTTCGCAATCAAGCGTTTTGCTGTAACGTCTTGACTGTCTTTCGTAATACTCCGAAAGTTCATCTGCATATTCTTCGGCATCCTCACTGTAATACTTGTTATCTTCATTCTTCATAAGAACATCCTTTCGCTCATAATTTCCCGCCACCCACCCGTATGTGCATTTTTTACTCTTATTCTGCTTTTAAGTAGCCCTCTATTGTTAGTGTATTTCCGTATGGTTCATCGCTTTTTGTAACATAGCATTTATAAAGATTAAAATCTTCATCAGCACCCACAATACTCATATTGAATATCCCATACTTCGATAACAGACTTCCAAGTCCGCCTTGCGCTCCTCTTATTGTTATTTTGTACTTCATGCTGTTATATACAACATTTACAGGTATGCTGTTAAAAATTGTATATATAGGGTACGACGAATAGTCTGTTTCAAAACGCAAATCAAAAACATCTGCATTAATGATTAGTTCTTCTTTGCCTATAAAACCAAAAAATTTGACTCTTACTCTCCCGGAGTTTTCGCATACTGTATTTGCTGTTATCCTGGACACATATCCCATGCTGTTGTTGTCATAGGATACTCTTGATATAACAAGCTCATCTGCTATTGCTTTTGAGGACAATACACTTGCGGTATCCTGTGCAAGCCTCATACACCCAGTCAGATCACCAACGAAAGGTGAATACACATCTATCACATAGTACAGCTTTCCACCCTCAAGCTTTTCCGGATATACATACACACTGCCCTGCTTTACAGGTCTTACCGCATTGTTGTGCCTATAACCGCATATTGCATTAATGCCATTTTCATTAAGAGCGGAGATTATCTGTGTAATTTTGTCATTCATCAATCCCGCCTCCGCTTACTTTTTTTAATATTGCTCTGCTGTATAACGGCTGTTTGCTTTTATAATACAAATCCCCATGCATCAGAATATACTTTTGTCCGTCATACTCTATTTCAGAACCGTATCCTATCAGATCTGTTCTGCATCTTGCTTCTCCTATAAACAGACTGTACCCTCCGTCAAGATATCCGTCAGTTGAAAATTCTCCTCCTGAGGTATATCTGCTCTTGTGATTAAGAGGTTCTATAAATCCATACGCATAAAACTCTCTGCCTTCGTTTTTAGGAATGATCCTGCATTTCAAGCCGTACTGCTTAATCACAGCTGTAATTACGTCTTTGTACAAAGCTTTCAGTCCTTCCGAATATCATATCATCCACCATAATAAGGTCGCTAATATTGAGAAGCGCATCACAATACACCGAATACGCATATTCTACTGAGGCTCTGTCTGCATTTACTGTCAGATCTCCTGCCTTTACACCCGACAATTCTCCTCTTGCACAGAGTATCTTTCTGTAACGGTAAAAGGCAAGGGCTGCCGCCGCCGATGTTATTCGGTGACGGTAGCGGCTACTGTCATAGTCGGGAATAAGTATTTCGGATATGTCGAACATACTCTCATAGACAAGATACTTCCATCTGTCTGCCTGCTCAGTGTCAAGCTCACTTAAACAGATAAATTTTTTTAAAACCTTATCAAAATCCATATCTTATCCCTCCTTGCTGTAAAATCAGGATACTACAAGAACCTTTGACGCTCCTGTGAATATCTTTGAGAAACCTGCTATACAAGAAATTGCAGCACGCTCAAGCTGTCTGTCAATTAGCTTATCATATTCTGTGCAAACATCTCCTGCTGTTACCATTTCAAGTGCATAATTCTTATCAAGACCGATCAATGAACCTGCCGACATACTCGGAACATGAATAAGGTTTGCACCAAGCGGAGTTATCATCTTGCCTGTTGCGTGGAATGAGTTGCCCGCTGCAGAATCCTGCATCTGTGTCATATTCAGCATTGATGTAACAAGATTTGTTGGTGCAAGAATTGTATTGAGCTGGTACGGATTGAGATTTCCCCAAAGACTTACAAGATCTGCATAAGTAAGTGTACCCTGTGTTCCTACCGCAACTGTCGAAGCTGCATTTGAGTTACCATCACCATTCTTGATTACACTGACAGCGTCCTTAAACTGTGCTCTGGCTATGTACGCTCCGATCTGCTTTAGTGTTACTGTAAAAAGATCAAGTCGCTGAAACCTCAGTGCCTCATAAGACGCAACCAACATTCTACCCCTCTTCTGGAGAGTAACAAGGTTTGCCTGAACATGAATATTTGTTTCCGGAATTGACGTTCCCTCAGCCGTCTGTACAAGTTCAAGCTCACTGTCCGTTGGAATAGACGCTATCGAACGGTAATCCATACCCTCTATCTTTGTAACCGCCGCTACAATGTCTTTGAGTACATCTGCCTGCATCATACCCTGATGAACTGCACGGCTTACATATTCAGGAAAAAGTGCGGCAGATGAAGAAGTCTGAAAAAACTTCTCTATATTGTCGCTGCCCGCACCGCTTACCTTTATATCAAATCTCTTAAGCTGTCGCTCAAATGCGTCAAGTCCCTCAAGAGCCGTTCCCTTGTAGTTTTCGCTCGGATCAAGCTTTTCAAGTGTCTTTGTAAGTCCGCTGCCGCTTTTGCCGTACATACCCTTTTCAATTACAAGATTTTCATATATTGCCATATTATTACTTCCTTTCATCAAATACTGTATTCACTGTTTACAGATATATCATTATCTCTGCTCTTTGTACCAAGCTGAGATCTTACGGGGAAAAGCTGTGATGATTTTTCCTCAAAGATTGATTTGAGCTTTATCATATCATCAGCCCCAAGACTGCTAACCATTTTTTCTAATAGTTCACTGCCAATTCCTATCTGAGCAGTAACACCTGCCTTAACGGTTTCAAGTATCATATACGACTTAAACCTTTCGCTTTGTGCCGCTGCTCTTTTCATCTTGTCGTACTCATCGTCATCACGTCGTAAAAAGCTTTTTATTACACCCGCTTTTCTCTGTGCCGGAACCGCCGTAAAAGACCATTCATAAGCGTCTGTCGGTTCGCTCAATACTCCGCAGCACAACTTACCGGAATAACTCTCACCCCTGATATGCGTACAGCTGTGTTCTCTCATATCAGCACCGCATATTGAACAGGTACATTTTCCGATACCGCAGCCAACACTTACTTCTTTTCTGATACCGCTGTCAAGCAGTGAGATTATCTCCTTTGTTGCTTCACATACAGGAATATATGCTTTTGCTACAACACGCATATATTCCTCTCCCAGCTGAGTCTTTTTACCTTCGACATATTCACACTTGCAGTCATATATTCTTGCAATCTGATTTTTTGCAGACGTGTCATGGTCATATATTCCCGTTACACCAACAAAAAGCTGTGCAAGCTTTTCAAGCGTATCCACTGTAAAATGCTCATAATCCCTGTCTACATCGTTATCGCAGAGTACAACTGTAAATGTATAGACCTCTTCTTTCGAAAGCTGTTTTCGTGCATACTTATTGATAAGTTCCATATCACTGTCTGTTACATTTCCTGTTGAACTTATGTTTGTATCTTTGTTATTATTCATTGTTATCCCCCTCCAGTTCCTTCTCTATCAGTGCTGCCTGCGCATTTGCAAGTCTTGCCTGTGCAAGCTCAGTTTCGTCTTGCAAACTTATGTTTTCCCACTCTATCTCATAGCTGCAATCGATACCGTTGAGTACAAACCATATGTCGCATATTTTTCGTATTACACCGTTTAGTATGTTTCTGTAATACTCCAGTTCACTTGTTAGTATATCGGCCTGTTGGCTGCTCATCCGCTCTGTTGTACTCCACGATAATCCCAGCAAAAACGGCGGCACAGAAAGCTTTGCAACTATTTGCTCAAGCATCTGTCTGACCGGTATCTCTGTATCCAGTATCTGATTATCCGCTCCGATTACGCTTACGGAAACATCTCCGACAGATACAAAATCACTGACTGTGTCACGGTTTCTCATGGCCTTGCTCCATTCGTCTGCAATGGCCGCCGCACGCTGTCTGCTCATCGCTCGGTCGCCTTCCGTTGCAGGTTTATATGTTACGGCAAAACGAACATTTCCTACACGTTCAAAATTTACTCCAGTGGTATTATATATTCCCAATAGTATCGAACTAATAAACGGTAATCCTCTTAGTATCGAAGTACCATAAATACTGCCCGGTTCCGGATCAAGCGTTGATACGCATATCAAATTCTGATACGGCAGCGGTTTTTTATCAATTTCTCCTGAAGGATATACCAGCAGGTCTATACCGTTATCTGCATAGTTAAGTTCTACTGACGAAAGCGGAATGTTTAGCAGAGAATAAATTTTTCTGCCGTCACCACTCAAAACTATCTCCGATACTGCCGTACCGTATGTGAGCAATGAGCTTAAATACACATAGAGAAACTGCTCTATCCCAACTCCACCTGCGTCGCTGCGCACATTACAAAGAAAATCTCTGAGCTTTTTTTCGACCGATTTTCTCTCACATTTTACCCTGAACTTTCCTGTAAGCCTGACTATTTTTCCTATCGCTGCATCAATAACGGGAACCGCCTCTCTGAGCGTTCTGTATAATCTGTATTCTTGCTGTGATACTATCCCCGTATGATACAACTCTCCATAAGGGTGAAACATACCTTTTGAAGTCGTCTGCACAACCGGTACTGTATTATCCTCATTCTTCTTTGAAAAAAGCTTCAACAAATCACCTCCGTTATCTCTCTACCGACACTGCAAAAAAGCCGTCGTTTTCATAATCTCCCAGCGCGGTTACAAAGTATCTTATATCGTCCATTGCGTGATCGTTCTCCTTTACGGGGCAATCCTTTGCTCCGCTTTCGTCCCAGCGATACAAAGAAAACTCCCTGGCAGCGTCTTTACATACACGACATATCTTTACTCTGCCCGACAAAAGTGCGTCGGATACTCTCCTTATACCGTCAATTACTCTGTTATCGGCAGGCTGTACAGAATACTCTCCGTGCCTTCGAATTACGGTCATAAAGCTTGCTGCTGACGGATCAACTATAATCCTTTCAATATGCCTTCCGCCTGCAAGTGTTCTCAATTCTTCATAATGCTCCTCGTCTGTTCTTTGGTTTCCTTCTCTTCTTGAGTCGTAATAATACTCTGCTACACGATACCACACTCCGTCGTACTCACCCCATAATCCAAACGATGACGGATTGACTGTACCGTAATCACAAGAAATAATATACCTCTCCGCACTTCCCGAAGGTATTTCGCAGAACATCTTCTCTTCTCCCATAAACGGATATACTGCTCCTGCTGCGGCTACCCATTTTCCTTCAACAAACCTCTGATAAAATGCCCCGGAATATAGACTTTTGTATCGCTTAAGCATCTCTTTGGAAAGCGACGGATTATCCTCCATTGAGAAATGAATATACAAAGCATTTTTTTGATCCGCTTTCAGTATCCACTCCTGTCTGAACCAATGCTGTGGGTATTCAGGATTGCAATTAAACCAGAACGTTGATCCCTCAACGGAACATCTCGCTACTGCCTGCTCTACAAATGATCTCGGCATTAGCGCTGCCTCGTCAAGAAGTATTCCGCTGAGCGTCATTCCTTGTATAAGGGCTGCTGAGCTTTCGTCCTTGCCGCCGAAAAAATAAAACCTGTTTGTATGATTTCCATAGGAAATGTCAACGTAGTTTTCTGAGTATCTTTCACGTACAGAAAATCCAAGCGTTCGGACATTCTCAAGAAGCGGTGCAAGTACGTTTCGCCTTACAGAACGGATAGTTTTTGAGCATAACGCAAAAGCCGAATTGTTAAAACGGTAAAATGCCCATAATACAAACGATATACTCATACAAACTGTTTTTCCGCTTCTTACTGCACCGTCGCATATTATGCAGGATTTATCACGATACAGACTACCGTCACACCACCATGTAAGCACCTTGAGCTGTTTGTCGGAAAAGGTGTCAAACTTCATTTCCACTCTCTCCTTCGAGCGTTACTGCACAGCGGTTTAAAGCCTCATACAGCGATCCTGCTCCTGCGTCATCTGACGAGGAAGTTCCGAGATATTCTAGGGCTTTGAGCCTGTCAAAAAATTTGATCTCCATCGCTCCGTCCTTTGGCTTTTTTATTTCGGAAACATTGTACAGGTCAAGCGTCTGTACATCAAGCTCCCCCTCCGACATCAGCAGTCTGAATGCGTCCGATGTACTTCCGAATGCCAGCCTCTCATAACCCAGCAGTACTCGTTTTCGACAGCTAAACCTCCTTGCACATGCCATACACCTTTCGTTGCAGGTTTCGGGATCTTGTTTCTTTCTCCTCAT